CCATCGAGCACATCGTCGTCTCCGGCCCCGACCCGGAACTACGGGAACTGTCCCGCAGCTGGGCGCCGCACCTGCGCTACCACGAGATGGGCGAGAACGTCGCCGACGGCGGTGCGACACCGCGGCGGCTGGGCTGCGAGCTCGCGAAAGGTGACCTGATCGCCTACCTCGACGACGACGTCGCCTACCGGCCCGGTCACCTCGCCGCCCTGGTCGCCGCGATAGACGGCGAAGGCGCCGACTTCGCGTTCTCCGTCATGCAGACGTGGCACGGGAACACCCCGGCGCACATGGTCGGCACGCCCCCGCCGATGTACGGCGCTATCGACACGTCGCTGATCATGAACCGTCCCGCGCTGCTGCAGAAAGCGACATGGGAGAAAGTCTGGGATCACCGTGACGGCCGTCCGCCTGACCCCGACGGGGACTTGGTGAACCGGTGGATGGCTCTCGGCGCGTCGTGGGCGTTCGCCGGCGAGGTCACCGTCGACTACTGGCATAACGAACCGGGCGGGTCGCGTGCGTGACATCTGGGGCATCCACGATTTTATCCCCGACTACGACAAGCTGACTGCGGCGCAGCACACCCGCGTCATCTCCGGCGACATCTCGGGCGTCCCCGGCCACCCGTCCGGCTGCGGCTACTACCGGATCACCCAGCCCTTCGACGCGCTGAACGGGCTCGGCCGGGACTGCGCGTACGCCGCAGGGGAACCACCCGGCGACCCGCGGGAGCAGGCGGTCGCGAAAGTCATCGTGGCGCAGCGGATGGATAAGCACGCCGCCCTGCCGCACTGGCGGCGGTGGCGGGCGTGGCAGCGGCTCGTCTACGAGATAGACGACAACGTCTTCGACGTCGATATCACGAACTGGATGGCGTACGGCGCGTACGGGAAGGATGACGTCCGCGACGCTGTAGAGCAGGCCGCGGCGTGCGCCGACGTGGTCACCGTCACCACCGAGCCGCTGGCCGCGATCATGCGCAAGTTCAGCCGCGACGTCCGCATCATCCCCAACGTCGTCGACGACCGGGTTCTCGGCATTGACCGGCCGCGGCAGCCGAACGTGGTGGTCGGGTGGCAGGGCGGCGCGTCCCACGCCCGCGACGTCGCCCTGGTCGCCCCCGCCCTGCGGCATGTCCTCGACAAGCACCGCAAGCGGGCCGAGTTGCACATCATCGGCACCGACTACCGGGACACGGTCGGCCGCGACGGCCGGTTCACGCAGTGGATTCCGGTGGACTCGTCGCTTGCCTACTACAGGTCGTGTGACTTCGACATCGGCTTGGCGCCCCTGTCGGGGACGAGGTTTGACCAGTCGAAGTCGGCGATCAAGGCGATCGAGTACAACGCGCTGGGCATTCCCGTACTCGCATCGGATTGTGACCCGTACCGGGATTTCGTGCAGGACGGGGTGAACGGGTACCTGATCCGCCGTAAGGGTGACTGGGGCCGTCGGCTGGAGGAGCTGATCTGTGATGATGCGGCGCGCGCTGAGATGGGTGCTAAGGGGCGGGAGATTGTCCGTGCGGCTCATACGATGAGCACAGGCATCAAACGGTGGCAGGCCGTCTACGAGGAGTTGATGTGATGGCGCACGTGAGGATGCGGACCTATATTTCGGGCGGCCGCGGCGACGGGGCTGACTGGCCGACGGCTGGCGGGATCCTCGAATGCGGCGACGACGAAGCGCAGCACCTGGTCCGCGCAGGGCTGGCGGACCCGCATGAGCCGGAAGTGCCGCCAGACGGCGCTGACAGCCCCGCACAGCCGCCGGCAGCATCCGGCGCGGATGAGGAGACGGGTGCCGGTCCGGCTGTGCGGGCGGCGAAACAGGACTGGGTGATGCACGCCGTCACGCTCGGCGCCGACCCGGTCGTCGCGTCGGCGCTGACCAAAGCTGACCTGATCGCCAGGTACGGCTGAGACGTAGCCGCTCGCGACTAGCAATGAGCGGCAGGCGCGTGGTGCGCCTAGAGCCGGTCCTGAAAGAACCGGCGCCACCACACTCGGCCTCGATGCTGCGGAGGACGGACGACATGGCAGGTGAGCAGCACCGTCTACTTCTCTGACGCCTCCGGCGTTCAGGTCGCCAGCATCAACCAGATCTTCACTCACAACAGCACACCCACCGACCCGTCGCCGATCGTCCTCAACGTCACCGACCCCCTCGGCACCCTCACCACCTACACAGTCCCCGTCGCCGCCATCGTCAAGAACTCAGCCGGCAACTACACCGCCAGCATCCCCGTCACATCCGACGGCCTCTGGTCGTACAACTGGGTGGTCACCGGCACCCTCGACCAGAACGTCATCGCCGGCACGTTCACCGGATTCACCGAGTCCACGCAGAACTTCTACGTCGGCACCGCCGAGCTCAAGTCCCGGCTCGGTATCACCGACACGGCGTTCGACTACGAGGTCACCCGCGCCTGCCAGGCCGCCGCCGCGGACGTGGAGCAGTTCACTGGCCGGTTCTTCTACCAGGTGTCCGGTGTCCGCACCTACCGGAACCACTCGATCTATGACGTTGAGATCGACGACACCGTCTCGGTTACCACGCTCAAAACCGACGGCGACGGCGACGGCACCTACGAAACGGTGTGGACCGCCGGGCAGTTCCAGCTTGAGGTCACCCAGCACATGTACAACGTGTCCGGCAAGGGCGAGCCGTGGCCGTACACGAAGATCCAGGCCCTCGGCGTGCCCGGCGGGAACTACCTGCCGTACGTGTGGGCGTGGTCGCATCAGGACCGGGTGCAGGTCACCGGCGTGTTCGGGTGGCCGAAGATCCCGTTCAACGTCCGCGAGGCCGCGCTGCTGCTAGCCGTCGACCATTTCAAGATCAAGGACGCGCCGTTCGGCATCGCCGGATTCAGTGAGTACGGCCCGGTCCGTGTCGTGAAGAACCCGGTGGTGGCGTCGCTGCTCCACCGTTACATCCGGCCGCGGACAAAGGTCGGTGTCTGATGGCCGCTGCCACCCCGGCGCAGCTCCGGGCTGCCATCGCCGCCTACCTGGCCGCGCAGATCCCCGGCCTGCACTGCACCGCCGACGGGCAGACCAACGTCGAAGCCCCGGCCGCTGTCATCCTGCCAGCGGTCGGCAAGTACCTGGATTACGCCCAGTCGATGGCCCCGGACTACGCGACCTATGACGCGTTCTTCCGGGTGCTGGTGCTCATCACCCAGGCCGATGTCCGGACCGCAACCCCGCAGCTCGACGGCTACCTGTCCAACACGGGGGCGAACTCAATCGTGGCTGCGCTGGCCAGGGACCCGACGGCGGGCGGGGTCGCCGACTACGTCCACCCCGTTGAGGCGACCTGGTCGGGCAGCGTCGAATGGGAAGGCGTCCAGTACATGGCCGGGCAGATCCTCCTCGAGGTAGCGGCGCAGTGAGATGGCTTGTCGTCCAGCCGGGGCCCGAGTTCTCCGTCCACGACCTGTACAACGGCTGGGTTGAGGCGCTCCGCGAACTCGGCGAGCACGTGTTCACGTTCGACCTGGCGACCCTGCTGACGTTTTACGACTCGGTGGCGGTCGAAACCGGGCGGAAAGACGACGACGGCCGCCCCGAGTTCCGCAAGGCCCTCACCCATGACCAGGCGATCGATCTGGCCGCTGACCGTGTGTTCGTCGCCGCGTATAAGAGCTGGCCGGATGTCATCCTCATCGTGTCCGGGTTCTTCACCCCGCCGTGGCTGCTGCAGATCCTCCGCGCCCGCGGCCACAAGATTGTCCTGCTGATGACCGAGAGCCCGTATGAGGATCCGCGGCAGCTGGAACTGGCGCCGTACGCCGACGTGGTCCTCCTCAATGACCCGGTCACCATGCCCGCCTACCTGGACGTGTGTGACACGGTTGCGTACTCGCCGCACGCCTACCGGCCGTCGGTGCATTACCCGCGGCCAGGGCGCAAGCGGTTCGACCTGGCGTTCTCCGGCACCGGGTACCAGTCCCGCATCGACTTTTTCGAGGGCATGGGCCTGTCCGGGCTGAAGGTGGCGCTGGCAGGGAACTGGCTGCTGCTTGACGGCAAGTCGCGGCTGCGGAAGTACCTGCAGCATCCGGACGCCGAGTGCATTGACAATGAGCAGACATCTGTGCTGTACGGGCAGGCCCGAGCAGGCATCAATTTTTACCGCCGCGAAGCCGTTGATGGTGCCACCGCCGAGGGCTGGGCGGTGGGGCCGCGTGAGGTGGAGATGGCGGCGTGCGGGCTGTGGTTCCTCCGCGACCCGCGTCCCGAGGGCGACGACCTGTTCCCGTCGCTGCCGACCTTCACGGATGCGCAGCAGGCGGGTGAGCTGCTGCGGTGGGCGCTGCGGAACGACGGGGTGCGCGCCACGGGCGCTGCCGCTGCGCGTGAGGCCATCGCAGACCGTACATTTAGCAATAACGCAAAGATGCTGCTGCGGCTTCTTGACCGGCAACCGGTAAGACTCTGAGAGGTCGCAGATGGCCCGCATTCACGGCAAGCAAGGCGTGTTCTACATGGGCATCGCCTCAGGAGCAGCCGCATCCCCCGTCACGTTCATGTCCGACTGGTCGATGAACTTCACCCTCGACAAGGTCGAGGTCACGGCGATGGGTGACAAGAACAAGGTGTATGTCGCCGGGCTCCCGGATGCTAACGGCGACGTCACCGGGTGGTACGACGACGCCACGTCGCAGACGTACATCTCAGCTGTCGACGGGGTGGCCAGGAACTTCTACCTGTACCCAAACACCGCCAACCAGCTGAACTACTTCTTCGGCACGATCTTCCCCGACTTCAACGTCACCGGCGGTGTCGGGAAGGCCGTGGACGTGAAAGCAACGTGGGTGGCCGGGTCGACGATCCAGCGGTACGGTCCCGGCGGTCTGAACACCTGATGCTGTGGTGGCTGACAGTTGCGCATTTCTTCGGGACGCGTAACAACGACGGGAACAGCGCCGGGTACCTGTTCTGGTCCGGTGTGGGGTCCGACCTTGCCTATATGGGGGTCGGGCTGGCGTTCTGGCGTAAGCACAACTGTCACAGCCGCGGCTGCTGGCGGCTAGCCCGCCACCCGGTGGAAGGCACCGGGTT